AGCAAGAGCTGGCCAACATGGGTGCAGTGGGTGTTGTGGGTACCTTGACGGGTTCCCTCGTTGACCTCCCTACCCTAGTGGGTTTTATCCCTGGATTGGGTACAGCCTCTGTCGTCAGCAAAACGAACCGATTGAAGAATGCCCTAGCCACTGGCTTGGCGTTCGCAGGGGGTAACGTTGCTGGTGAAGCTGCCTTGATGAAGTACCGCCCTCTAGCAACCGACAGCGACCTCTATTGGGCTGCGGCTGCTGGCTTGGCCTTTGGTCTCCCCATTGGCGCCCTAGCGAAACCCGCTGGTCGTGGTGCTCAGTTGGCTGTGGATTTCGGTAAGGAAACCGAAGCCCTCGCTAAGTTCGGTCAGAGGACCGCGGCAACGATCGAGAAGGAAGAGCTGAAGCAAGCTGGCCTTACGATCACGGAGAAGGGCCGTAAAACCCTTGATCCTGAATATCGTGCTGCCCAGGTCGAGAAGGCTGAGCTTGAAGCCATCCGTACGGAATCCAAGGCGATTCCTACCATGGAGAACTCCTCACGCTACACCGATTGGCAACCTACAAACAGCAAGGGCAGAGCAGCCTACACCCCAGCCTCAACTCGTGATGAGTTGTCCAAGCTGGCCAAGAGTTCTGATCCCTCAGTGGCAGGCCCAGCAGCTCGTCTGTTGGAACAGCTAGGTGATGACCTCCCTTGGTACACCCTTCCGAAAACCAATAAGGCCTTCAAGAAGGGAAGCCCTGGTACCTACTTCGCAGATCCTCACATCGTGACGGTCTCAAAGGAAGCCAAGGACACCACCAAGGTTCACGAGGCAGCTCATGCTCTGACATGGCACAAGCTTCAATACGGTAAGGCAAACCCTGAGTCAGCTCATGGCAAGCTCTATGCTGAACTGAATACTGTCTATCAGCAAGCTGTAGAAGAAGCTAAGAAGGCTGGCTTCAGTAGCTACTACCTCAAGAACATCGAGGAGTTCGCTGCTGGTCTCTATGGTGGTTCTTCTGCCAAGCCAATGATTGAGTTTCTGTCCAAGATCAAGGTTGAAGGAGATGTAAGTCTTCTCTCCAAGTTCGTACAGAACATGAAGAAGCTCTTGGGCTTTGATGATAATGAAATGAACCTGTTCCTGAAGTCACTGGATATCTCTGATCGATTGATCGATGAGAGCTTGATCGTGAAAACCACAGGAGTGGGTAAGGGTCGTGATAAGGAATTCCTAGCAGACAATGCTGACTACAAGGACTACATGCCTGAGAGATCAGGTGATGGATCTGATAACGTAGGCTTTACTCAGTATGGTCCTGGACTAGAGAACTTCTTTGCTCGCTCTTGGGTTCCTCAGGAAGCCCGTAACCTATTTAGTAAACTAGCTGGATCCACCACAGGTTATACAAATCATGCAGTTGTTCAACAGTCTGCATGGGACCAAGTGTTGGCTCTAGGCGATGGATGGATTACCAAGCTCGATAAGTCTTTCAAGCCTACCTTCAATACATACTTTGAAGAACTCATGGCCAAAGGCGAAGCTACACGCTGGAAGCGAGCTGAAGTGTTTGACAAGTGGGAACGACAAGTAGGTAACTACGTTCGTGGCGTTGACGCTGACTATCACCCTACAGTGGTGAAGGTTGGTAATGATATCAAGTCTCTTATGAAAGAGGCTGTAGATCACATCAACAACCCAGGGAAGTTTAATGGTGCAACCAAGCGTGGCCTGACCCAGATCGAGGAGATTGATCCTGAGACTGGTGCCAAGTCATTGTCAGAACCCCTGCCCTACAACGAGAACTATCTTCCTCGTCACCCTGACGTAGCTAAGTTCAACTCTATGACCGCTCAGTTTGGTCCAGAGACTGTTCAGAAGTTCTTCTCCAATTCGTTCAAGGCAGCTAATCCCAACGTGGATGATGCTATCGCCAAGCGATTCGGTAAGTGGTACTTCAACAATCTTAGGACTCTAAGCTCAATAGAACGAATGACAACCTAGAGAACATGCTTCGTGGTTTCGATAGAGATTCCCTCAAAGAATCTTTCGTCAAACATGGTGGCATGACTGATGTTGAAGCTGATGAGTTGCTCGCTAAGATGTTCCCCAAAAAGGACAAAGCGAACCCTCTCACTAAGAACCTCAAGTCTCGTTCTTCATTGGATGAAACTTACTCTGAACAGATCTTGATGCCTGATGGCACGACTCACACAATGAGTCTGAACGATTTCATTGACACTCGTACCTTCGATGTCCTTGAAGCCTATCTCAGGAGAACGGCTGGAACTGTGTCACTGGCAAACCAGATGGATGTCTACAAGGCATCTGACATTGACCGTCTGATCAAGAATGCAACCGAGCAGGAGTTTGGTACGGCACTCGCTGGAGATCGCCTCAACAAACTCAGAGAGCACCTCAACTTCACCTTTGACCGTGTCCTTGGTCGTCCGATGGAGGAATTCACGGTTGGCAACAAGCTCCTCGAAATGTGGAGAGCCTTGAACGTGTCCCGCCTCATGGGTGGAGCCGTATACAACCAGGTGCAGGAACTCTCTCAGATCATTGGATCGATGGGTTGGAAGACAACTCTCAGAGCCATACCTGAGCTTCGTGCCATGGTACGTGATGCCAAGTCAGGCAAGGTAGCCAATGAGATGCTCGATCAGCTCGAGAACCTCACAGGTGGAGCTGGTGCCGATCTCATTCGTAGGACTGATTTTTCTCCTCGTGATGACTGGGTCAGACAGCGAGGTGACACTGCATTGAACCAATGGCTTGACCGTGCAGACAATGCGATGTCTCAAGGTGCTGCTGGTGTTCTCAAATACACGGGCATGACAGGGGTGATGATTCAGCAGAAGCGTATCCACGCTATCGCTATGATCAATCACTTCGTTGAATCAGCCAATGGCAAAACCAAGCTGGCATTCTCTAAGGAACGATTGGCCTGGATGGGTCTCGATGAATCAGACACTCAAAAGGTGTTGGATGGAATCAAGAGCTATCACTCACCCGTAAACGGGTCGAAGGTAGGCAAGGTTGACTTTGAGAAGTTTCAAGCGAATGACCCTGAGACCTACGCTAAGTTTATCGTGGCGTATCAAAGGGAAGCCCGAAGAGTTGTCCAAGAGAACGATCTAGCTGCCATGGTTCCGATCATGGGTAAAGGCTGGGGACAGACAATGTTCCAGTTTATGAACTTCTCATTGCAGGGTTGGAATAAGTCTATGGCTTTCGCTATGAACCATAGGGACTACCAAACTCTGTCAACGGTTCTTCATGGCTCTATGTTTGCTGCTGCTACCTACATTGCTCGTACCAACGCTTCAATGGCAGGTATGTCAGAGGCAGAGAGACAGGAGTTCGCTGAGAAGCGTCTATCAACCAAACAGATCGTGGCCAACTCGGTAGGTCGTATCGCTCAGGTATCCTTGATGCCTATGCTGATTGACTCAACGATTGCCCCTACGCCTATCTTCTCTGGTGCAAAGACAACGTCCAACGTGACTGACTTCATTGGATCTAATCCAACCTTGTCAGCCATTAGTACGGCTTTGGCGATGCCTCGTAAGATTGCTCTAGCATCAGCTTCAGACGATGTTCAGGTAGGTGAGAAAGATGTCCGTAACTGGATGCGTCTACTCCCCTTCAACAACGTTGTCGGTATTTCAAACGTCTTGAATTCAATCGCTGCGGATTTCCCGAATAGCGATAAACAGGAATAATAAACAGCCCCTGGGTCACACCAGGGGTTTTCTTTTGGAGATTTATAAGTGGCTTATAGTTACGTTCTCTACACAGGAAATGGCACTACCACCAATTACACATTCCCCTTTGAATATCTCAATGCATCAGATATTAAGGTACGAGTGAATGGTGTACTCACAGGATATACGTTCCTGAACGAGAGCACAGTGACCATTAGCCCTGCCCCTTCTGTCGGATCCATTATTGAGATCAGACGGGAGACAATTACAGAATCACCACCAGTTGACTTCGCTGATGGTTCAGTTCTCCTAGAGAGAGACCTTGACCTTCTCGCAAGATACAACTTGTTCGCTACACAAGAAGCATACGATATTGCAAACGACGGAATGTCTCAGAATCTTTCTGGTTCTTTGGATGCTCAGGACCGACGCATCGTCAACGTAGCTAATCCTATTGATCCAAAGGATGCAGTTAATAAGCAGTCTTTGCAATATGACTATCCTGCTGTGGAAACAGTGGCCCAAAACATGACCAGCGTTCAGATCCTTGCATCTGACCTTGGTGCGGCCGTTGCATACGAGTCTGATTTAGGTTTAATCACCAACCCCGTTGATGAAGGTACCAACCCTGGTGGTAGCAACATCGCTACTATTGCCGAAAACATTGATGACATCGTCTTTCTTGCAAACAACATTGATGATGTCCTTGACACAGTGTTGGCATCAGAGATTACAGCTTCAGTAACCACCTTAGCTGCTGGTGCTCCAGCTACCGTAGCGTTCAACCCTACGACAACTGAGTTTGCCTTTGGTATCCCTACAGGACCACAGGGAGCACAAGGACCACAGGGCCTACAGGGTAATACAGGATCTGCTGGTCTAAATGCTCAGATGACTCGTGGTTCTACGACTAGCAGAACGATTTCTTCTAGTGGTTCACAGGTATTTTCTATTAGTAGTAGCAACCTAGGGTGGGCTGTAGGCGAACGCTTGAGAGCTGCTTTTGACGCTACCAATTTCATGGAAGGCGAGATTACCTCGGTAAGTACCAACTCGGTAACGATTGCTATGGATTACTCTGAGGGATCTGGCACGTACAGTGTATGGACCCTTTCAGTTGCTGGTGCACGAGGAGCGACAGGACCAGCAGGACCGCAGGGTTCCGTTGGACCTGCTTCCGTACTCACAGTCACTAGCACGACTTCTACATCGATCAATACAGGACTTTCTAGAACTCTGAACTATGCCTCAACGCCAACAATTGGCTGGGCTATAGGGACACGCTTGCGTTTTGCAGCTTCATCTACAGTGTTTACGGAAGGTGAAGTTACTGCTGTCTCTGCTACTAGCGTCACGATTGCTACGGATTACTCAGAGGGATCTGGAACCTTCTCCTCATGGACTATCTCAGTAGCTGGCCCTCGTGGAGCCACGGGTGCTACGGGTGCACAGGGACCACAGGGCGTACAGGGACCTACGGGTGCTACAGGACCACAGGGACCAGCGGGACCTACAGGACCACAGGGACCAGAGGGTCCAGCAGGTGGAGCAACACTTACCAGGTATCGCTATGTAGCTACGGCTGGTCAGACAAGCTTCTCAGGCACTGATTCAAACGGGTTGATCCTTGGCTATACCGCCAGTCGAATTGACGTATTTCTGAACGGTGTTCGTCTAGACCAGACCGACTACACGGCTTCTAACGGTACATCGATTGTGCTTGCTACAGGTACTACTGTAGGAGACGAACTAAACGTTCTAGCTTATGGTACATTCTCAGTTTCCTCTGTACCATCCAGTGCCATTACCGATGGTGCAATCACAAGCGAGAAACTCGCAGACATTCTTGACTTAGGAACATTGTAATGACTACACAACTTAAACTTAGACGAGGTACTACCTCTCAGCATTCTACATTCACTGGTGCTGAGGGTGAAGTTACGGTCGATACTACTAAGGATACCCTGGTAGTCCATGATGGCGTAACTGCTGGTGGCTCTCCGATGCTTCGTGAGGATCTTGCTAACAACAGCACGATCATCACTGAGGGCAACACGAAGACCCTAACAAACAAAACTGTTAGTCTTGCTTCTAACACTCTCACAGGTACGCTTGCTCAGTTCAACGCTGCCTGTAGCGATAACGACTTCATTGGTACTACAGGTGCCCAAACGATTTCTGGAAAGACGTATGTCGATCCAATTATTCAAGGTACCATCATTGAAGACGTATTCACAATCACTGACTCTGCTGCCGTAGATATTGATCCAGCTAATGGATCTATCCAGCTTTGGACTCTCGGTGCAAACCGTACGCCAACTGCTGCAAACTTTGTCAACGGTGAAGGAGTCACTTTGATGATTCTTGATGGTACAGCGTTCACGATTACCTGGAGTACTATCAACGTTATCTGGGTGGGTGGCACAGCCCCAACATTAGACACGACAAAATACACAGTCATCGAGCTGTGGAGAGTCGGTAGTCAGATGTATGGAGCACTTGTAGGAGCTGCATAATGCTAAGTCATTTTCTTAGAACAGCACGAGCAGTTCCAGCTTCTGGTACTTTTGCATACATTGGACGCACAACCGCAGGAATAACGGGTACTGACCAGTGTATATTGGCTGTACCTAGCGGGGTAGCAGTAGGTGATTTGCTGGTTGTAACAACTTGTTGTCCTAATGCCAACTTTACACAAGTAGGACCAAGCGGGTGGACAGAACATTTAGATACTAATGGTAGAGCTGTTTACAGTCGCATCTGGGATGGTGCTTCATCGAATTATACTTTTACATCTAGTGGCACTGGAACGGTCTACGCAGGAGTCATGCTTGCGTTTAGAAATGCCGTGTTTGATGTTATTAGTTCTATCTCAACCGCTTTCACTAGTCCTTCTGCACCATCTATCACAGTTACTCGGAACGATTCAATACAGGTAGTGTGTGCTGGTGCTGTAAATGACACGAGCATTACATTTAGTCAAACATCTGGGTTTACTGAGGTTGCTGACTTAAACACGCTAGTTCCAGCACAAGGTACTTTGTCGGTTCAGATAAGAACAGGTGTTACAAAAGGCATAACAAGTACGGTTGCAGTCGTTGCTTCAGGTGGTACTGCCAATAGAGCATGGACTTTCTCAGTCCGCAGTTCTCTTCCACAACTTGAATTATCCAGCTCCAGTATCGGCACGAGTTTGGCAGGAACCTCCCAAGCCGTAACAACACCAGCAGGTGCTGCAAGTGGTGACTTACTTGTTGCAGTCGGAGTTGGAGGATCAGCTGGTCTCAACTGGACATCTCCAGCAGGTTGGACAGAAGTACTTGATGTAGGTTCTCGATTCACTTCTTATAGAGTACACGATGGAACAACATCTTCGTATACCTTTGATTGTGGTTCTTCTGTAATTAAGACAGTAGTACTGCTTTGCTTTAAGAATGCAGCTTGGGGTGCTATCTCATCTTTGGGGGTGGCCTCATCAAACGCAAATGCCCCCACCTTTACCGTTCCAAATGCAAAGAGTTTGATTATCGGAGTACCTTCTGCACAAGAGGCTAGTCAGACATTTGGTACTCCTACTGGTTTTACCCAAATTCGAGCTGAGTCTACCAGCAGCTCTTTAGCGGTGTTTGAGAAAAATGGATATCAATCTACAGCCCCTTCTCAAACTTTCACCAGATCTAGCGGAACAGGCACAAATAACCGTGCGTGGCAATTTAGTATCTCACCTACAGTTTAAGGATTTATAATGTACATCAAACTTAACAACGGACTCATTGAGAAATATCCATATACAATTGGTGAGCTTCGGAAAGATAATCCTCAGGTCTCATTCCCTTCTCAGGTACCTAACGAAACCCTCATGGAATACGGGGTGTTCCCTGTAGAACCAGTTGGAACCCCAACGGTTGGTTTAGACAAGAATGTTTCAGAGGGTGAACCTCAGAACTTCGGTGGCACCTGGACTCAGGTCTGGGTTATCACTGATGCTCCATACGAAGAACACCTATCACGTGTCCTAGCAGCGAGAGCCAATGAGTATCCCCCTATGACTGACTACCTCGATGGTGTCGTTAAGGGAGACCAAGAGCAGATCCAAGCTTACATCGATGCCTGTCTAGCAGTTAAGGCGAAATACCCTAAGCCTAACCAGGGAGGCGTATGAGCAATGCTAGAACTCTCGCAGACGCAGGAGCAACTGCCGCAGGAGGTCTAGCACCTACAGGAACTGTATTACCATTTGCAGGTGGTACCGCTCCTACAGGATGGCTCCTCTGTTTCGGACAGACTGTCTCTCGTACAACCTTTGCCTCACTCTTCACTGCCCTAGGGACAACCTATGGCTCAGGCGATGGGTCAACCACCTTTGGTCTTCCAGACCTACGTGGTCGTATCCCTGGTGGTAAGGACAACATGGGTGGCTCGGCTGCCTCTAGGTTGACCACAGCAGGTGCTGGAGTCGATGGAGCTACCTTAGGTGCTTCAGGTGGTGCTCAGACCCATACGCTGACAACAGGTCAGCTACCTGCTCACAACCATGCCATCAGCACTGGAGATACAACCCCAGGTGGCGGTACGTTGGTCTATCGAACTACCTCAGGACTAGCAACCCAGTTCACGAGTAGTGTTGGATCTGATCAGGCACACAACAACACACAACCAACCATTGTCCTTAACTACATCATCAAGACATAATCATGGAACTAGAACATCGCATAATCAAACTAGAGCTACGTGTTGAGGATCATGCAGAGGATCTAAAGCGACTTTCAGATATCTCAGAGTCTCTAAAGAAGTCCCTCATTGGAATCGAGAAAACCCTTGCTCAGATCAAGTGGATAGCTACAGGTGCTGTGGTTGTCATCCTTGCTCAGTCCATGGGACTCGACAAAGTAATTAAGTTATTCCTATGAATCCCCTAGCTATCATTGAGATTGGTGCAAAGCTACTTGATAAGATTATCCCTGACAAGGATGCCAGAGAGAAAGCTCAGTTTGAGTTGCTCAAGGCATCCCAGGATCAGAACTTTCAATTAGCTTTGGGTCAAATCGATACTAACACTGAGGAAGCCAAACACGCCAGCCTGTTTGTTGCAGGATGGAGACCCTTCATTGGGTGGGTATGTGGCCTTGGCCTTACCTATAACTTCCTCATTTATCCACTGCTTCTCTGGATCATCTCCATCAACGGAGCCACGATCAAGCCTCCTCCCCTCTTCGCAGACAATCTGATGGAGTTGGTGTTGGGCATGCTTGGCCTAGGTGGACTGAGAACCTTTGAGAAATGGAAAGGCGTAACCAAATGAACAAAGCTGACGAAAAGGCTCTAGGTAGCCTTCACGGCAAGCTTGCAGAAGTCCTAAAGGAAGCTCTGGATCAGGAGTACGTAGACCCTGATACTGGAATCAAGATTCCTCCTCCTGCTGCTATCCTCAACGTTGCCCGACAGTTTCTTAAGGACAACAAGATTGAAGGCATAGCTGCTGAGGGTTCACCTCTGCATTCCCTTGCTGACCTCCCTGTATTTGAGGATGAGAACGTAGTTCCATTCCGCAAGTCAAACTAACAGCTCTCAGAGGCTCTTTCTCGGTTGACCCTAGGCTAACCCCTTAGGTCACCCCTGAAAGTGTCTCTATGAGCCTCTATTCGAGTTTAAATGGATAATAGACATCCCGTACTCAAGGACTTTCGAGTCTTCTCCCATGTTATATGGGAACATCTAAACCTCCCTCCCCTCACCCCAGTGCAGAATGACATCTGCTTATACCTCCAAGGTGGACCTAAACGTTCCATCATTGAGGCTTTCCGAGGAGTGGGTAAGTCATTTCTAACTTCTGCCTTCGTCTGTTGGGTACTTCTCAACGATCCCCAGAAGAAGATCTTAGTTGTCTCTGCCTCAAAGGAGAGGGCTGATTCCTTCTCCACCTTCGTAAAACGATTGATCAATGAAGTACCGATCCTTCAGCACTTACGTCCTAAGGAAGGCCAAAGAGACTCTGTTATTGCATTCGATGTAGGTCCAGCCTTAGCCGACCATAGCCCCTCAGTGAAATCCATTGGTATCACAGGGCAGCTCACAGGCTCCCGTGCTGACATCATCGTGGCTGACGATATCGAGACACCAGGCAACTCTGCCACTCAGATGATGAGAGACAAGCTGTCTGAGCTGGTGAAGGAGTTTGACTCCATCCTCAAGCCTAAGGACGAGTCCCGAATCATCTACCTGGGTACCCCTCAGCTAGAGATGTCCCTCTACAACGCCCTAGGTGAACGTGGATACGAGACCAGGATCTGGCCAGCCTCATATCCTGAGGTGAACAAGGTCATATCCTACCAAGGCAAACTGGCGCCCTGGATCACCAAGGCCATCGAGCAAGACACCTCTGTGGTGGGAAAGCCTACCGATCCCCTTCGATTCGGTGAAGAGGACCTCTTGGAACGTAGGGCATCCTATGGCCGTGCAGGCTTTGCCCTTCAGTTCATGTTGGACACATCCCTCAGTGATGCCGACAGATACCCTCTCAAGGTCTCAGACCTCATCATCCAGAACCTGAACCCAACCATGGCTCACCACAAGGTGGCCTGGGCAGCAGCCCCTGAGCTGGTCATCAATGACCTCCCCAACGTGGCTCTGACAGGAGACAAGTTCTATCGCCCTATGTGGCACTCTGAAGAGATGTCAGAGTACACAGGCTGTGTCATGGCCATTGACCCCTCAGGTAGGGGTAGCGACGAGACAGGCTATGCCATTGTGAAGGTCCTAGCAGGAAACATGTATGTGGTAGCTGCTGGTGGTCTCATAGGTGGCTACTCAGATCAGACCCTAGAGCAGCTCGCTAGGCTGGCTAAGATGCACCAGGTGAACCATGTCATTGTCGAAGCCAACTTCGGTGATGGTATGTACACCAAGCTTCTTACCCCTGTGATGAGTAGATTCCATAAGTGCATCATCGAAGAGGTGAAACACTCCACTCAGAAAGAGATGAGGATTATCGACACATTGGAACCAGTGATGTCCACTCATAGGCTCATAGTTGACTATAAGGTCATCCAGAGAGACTTTGAGACAGCCTCAGATCCTAAGTATGCATTGTTCTACCAGCTCACTCGTATCACCAAGGATCGTGGTGCATTGATCCATGACGATAGACTGGATGCCTTGGCTATGGCCGTAGGCTACTGGGTAGAACACATGGCTAGAGACAACAACAAGGCTGTCCTTAGCATGAAGGATGATGCTCTCAAGAAAGAACTAAGGAACTTCATGGGGTCAGTCTTAGGGTCAAAACCTAAGGCTACTAGCTGGATTTCCAAGAACTCTGCAAGCCGTTGATTCATAACGCTTAGTTTGATTGTCCCCCAATTGGATAGGGAAGCCTATCTGAGGGGATAATCTTACTGGGCACATGGCCCGTAGGGTTCTGGCTTGGCCAGGCTGGTTCTCTATGTCGTGCTCAGGATGTACACACATAGCTCCAGTTCACCTCCTAAAGTCCTCCTGTAAGAATCTATGGGGAACCTTAGGAGGGGAAGCTGGAAGCTCATATCGGCTAGGATATAGCTATTACTCTAAGAGTCAGTCCCTTTAAGATAACCTATGGATATACCTAATGATAGACCTACAGCGTTAGCTCTAGGTGTTAAGTACTACAACGGTAATGAATGTAAACACTGTAAGACAACAGTGAAAAGAGTTAAGAAGTATGATTGCCTAGAGTGTCACCAAAGAGATGCTTTGAGACGACTCAAGGACTATCTACAGACTCCTGAAGGAAGAGCTTCAAGGAAGAGCCGTAAGCGTCTCTACCAGGCTAAGAAGACCTCTGCATACCCAGCATGGGCTGACCGTCAGAAGATCACTCAGATCTACGAAGATGCTCGCCTAACAGGTATGCACGTGGATCATATCATCCCTCTTACACATCATCTCGTCTGTGGCCTACACAACGAGTTCAATCTACAGCTCCTGTCTCCAGGAGAGAACCTCAAGAAGTACAATAGCTTTTCCATTATCTAAAGCTTTACAATGAGACATCCAAAAGTTTACAATAGGGTGTCTCTAGCTTTACGATCATCATTGTTACTCATT